GTGGATATGGTTAGCACATCAACACAACGCGTGACACCGTGACATGCGTGACAAAGCGTGACTCGTGTCACGGACAAAGGTGGGGGACAGGCGTGACAAAAAAATCCCCCCTTTAGGGGGGATTTTGTCACGTCCCCCCATGTCACGGTGGCGTCGTTGATTTTTGACAAAAGGAGACTTTGAGATGAGCGCCTTTCGTAAGCTACGAACCCCGGAGGACCATGACCGCTTCCGTCGGGCGTTGATCCCGGTCGATGAGGCGTTCTGGGCCAGCGAGCAGAAGTGGGGGGTCGGTCGGCTTGAGAGGATTATAAGCCCAGCCACCCTGGCGGCATACCAACGCGGCTGGTCGGCGTACCGGCAGGCGCTGGAGGAGGGCGACGCGCCAGCCGTCGAGGCGATCGGCCCCAAGATGATCCAGGCCCTCGCCGTGATGGACGCCGAGGCAACGGCGGCGGGACACAAGCCTCTCGCGCCGGACACCTGGGAGGCGGCATTACCCGGTGGTCGCGTGTTGGTGGTCGTCAGGACGAACGCCGAGGCGTCGGCCGTCCTGCGTGCCTCCAGGGGCCCGGGGGAGGGGGGTGACGGGGCAAGTTACGAGACGACGATCCCGCCCGACCTCGCCGTCACCGTTCGCGAGCAGCACGAGGGACGCGCCCTCACGGTCGTCACGATGGCCGAGGTCGTCCGCCTGCTGCTGATGGCGGAGGGCAAGGTGACGGGTGTCGAGTGGGAGGGCACGCCAGCGCACAGCGGACGGCAGGCCGACGAAATGGCGGCGTACGACCTGGCGCGTGGCGGCTATCCGTTGTCAGTGCCGCTAACCGCTCCCCAACCGTCAGCCGTGCTGCTGGATTTCTGACCGGACCCACGCGGTTCCGCCATTCCCACTTGACGGGTGTCAAAATATGAACATACAACCGGGCGTGGAACTCAGTAGCGACACGCTACCGGAGTGCGGAGGCAATTCCGCCGTCGTCCAATGGACCGTCGTCCATACTCATCCCAGCCGCGAAAAGTGGGCCAGCGAAAACCTCACCCGTGCAGGCTACGAAACATACCTCCCGCTCTACGCCACGCTCGCCGGCAAACCGCGCCAGCTTGTCGAGCGCCCCCTGTTTCCCGGCTACCTCTTCCTTGGGCTGGAAACCGGTCAGGGCTGGGTCGCCGCATGGCACACGCCCGGCGTTCACAAACTCTGCATGTTCGCCGGCCGCCCCGGCATCGCACCAACAGCAGCCGTCGAGGCGCTACAGGCCGGTGAGAGCGCCCGCCGCTGTCTGCCGCCTCCCGGCAGTCTGTGGCGTCCTGGCGCCCCGTGTAGGCTCGCCAACGGATCGCCGCTCGATGGCATCGACGCCGTGGTGATCTCCGTGACCGCCGCCCACGCCCGCGTTCATGTCCTGATGTTCGGCGAATTGCGCGAGGTCGCGGTGCGAGCGGAATGTCTCGTGGCGCGTAAGGATGTGTGAAAATTGCCAGCGCGTGTCTTCAGTCCCAAGCATGACCAACAAACCAGACACAAGATACAAACAAGTCAGTTGGTTAACCGATTGAATGCGTTCGCTTTAGATGAGAAAAATTCGGTAAATATGTCGTCTGATCAGGTCAGAGCGGCGCTTGGATTGCTTCGCAAGACTATACCTGACCTCGCTGTCACTCAGCATGCGGGAGAAGGCGGAGGGCCGCTTACAATCCAGGTGATAACTGGAGTGCCGCGTCGGATTATTGATGACTAGTTGCGTTTTCGGTATTATTCCCGTGCGTATTCCTCTATACGTCATCGCATGGAAGAGACACAGGAAGAGCGGCGCAAGCGCCAGTGTCGCGAGGCAACCGCGAGATGGCGGGCGCGGCATAAAGATGAAGTCAGGGCTTCCGCCAAGGCGCGACGATTGGCGAACCTCGATGAGATGCGCCGTCGAGACCGAGAGGCACAAAAACGCAGATATGATGCCAACCCCGAAGAAGCACGGGCGCGGGCAAAGGCATTCGTTTCTAAAAATCGAGAGCCCGCCAGGATCAGATCGGCTGAATGGCGAAAGGCCAACCCCGAGCGAGCCAAGGAACTGTCGCTGGCTTCGCGTCGACAACGCAAGGAACGGTGGGAAGAATTTCTGGCGTGGGAGCGTGCGCGATACCACAAAGACCCCGCGAAGAAATTGCAACGACAGAAAGCGGCTCGTGCCGATCCGGTTGTTGCCGCGAGACTGGCTGCCTATCAACGAGAATATGCTAAATCTCACCCTGATGTATTCGCAATCAGGTGTGCATTCAGGAAGGCCGCGAAGTTAAATGCAACTCCGCCCTGGTGCGACCTCGATGCGGTCGCGGAAGTATACCAAAGAGCCCGAAAACTCTCTCTTGCTACCGGTATCGCCTACGAAGTTGATCACATCATCCCTCTCCGATCGAAGCGCGTCTGTGGTTTGCATATCCCGCAAAATCTTCAAATCCTGACGCGCACGGAAAACCGGCGAAAGCACAACAAACTTATCCATGGCGAAACAGGTAGCGAGAGCGAGGTTGGGCTATGAACCCAGGCCGCAATTCGTGGCGTTTCATGAGCGCCGGGAACGCTGGGCCTGTATTGTCGCGCATCGCCGGGCGGGAAAGACGGTCGCGTGTATCATGGACCTGATTGACGCGGCGTGCCGTTGCAAACGCGAAGCGGGACGGTTTGCTTATGTGTCACCGACTTATGCCCAGGCGAAAGATATTTGCTGGAATTATCTGAAGCAATTCACGAGCACTATTCCGGGCGTTGAGCAGCGGGAGTCCGATCTGTCGGTTGTATTTCCGAACGGTGCTCGGGTGCGCCTCTACGGCTGTGACAATTATGATCGACTGCGCGGGATCTATCTTGATGCCGTCATCTTGGATGAGTTTGGCGATATGGACCCGAGGGCATGGCCTGAAGTGTTGCGGCCATCCCTCGCGGACAGAAGAGGTTGGGCCGTGTTCATAGGAACACCAAAGGGGCGCAATCATTTCCACGATATTTACAAGGCATCCGAGTCCGATCCGGATTGGTTTTCGTTGGTATTGAGGGCCGACAGGACCGGCATCCTCGATGATGCTGAACTCGCGGAAATGCGCCGCATGATGACAGAGGATACCTATAGCCAGGAACTCCTTTGCTCATTCGACGCCGCGATCCGTGGCTCGATCTATCGCACCGAGATGCAGGCGATGGAAACGGACGGGCGCGTTTGCGGCGTGCCTTACGATCCCGCCGTGCCGGTCTGGACTGGGTGGGATCTTGGCGTGGGCGACGCGACCTCGATCGTCTGCGCGCAGCTTGTCGGGAAAGAGGTGCACATCATCGACTACTACGAGGCCGTGGGCGAGCCGCTGACGCACTATGTCGCGTGGTTGGACAGCAAGCCCTACCGCTACAGCATCGACCTGCTACCGCACGACGCGGGGGCGCGTGAACTGGGCACCGGCAAGACGCGCGAGGAACTGTTGCGCCTGAACGGGCGCAAGGTGCGCGTGCTGAAGCGTCAGGACATCGATGACGGCATCAACGCCGTTAAGATGCTGCTGCCGCGTTGCTGGCTGGATCGCGTGAAGACCGAACGAATGCGCGAGTGCATGGTTTATTACCATCGCGACTACAATGATAAGATGGGCGTGTTCAAGGACGCGCCGGTGCATGACTGGAGTTCACATTGTGCCGATGCCGTGAGGACATTGGCGATGGGACTCAGGGACGACCAGCCGTTGCCGGTGAAACGACCGGTGCGCGAGCCGTGGGAGTATGCGACGCCCGGCGACGCTCGCTCGGACTGGATGCGGTTGTGATGCGTTTACCTGATGTCTGAATGGAAACTGGTTGTCTGGAATGGTCCCGCGGGCGTTGAGATGCCGCTGTGCGAGGAGCGCGTGTGGATTGTCGAGGATCTTGTGACGGCGCCCGCGGGCGCGAGACTGGGTGAAATGGTCCGCGAGCAGCGAGACGTGCCCGTGATGCTGGCGCCCAACGCGGCCCGTTAGCGCCTCGATGCCGCCGTTAGTCGCTCATGCAAACCTCGGATGCGTCCGCAAACCTCCGTTTGAACAGGTGGCCGACTTTTACTTAGAGCAGAAACAAGTATAGCGAAGTCACGGGAGTAATCGTCATGGCTAATACGCCCACGCAACCAACTGAACCGACACCACCACCAATCCCAACACCGACGCCGCCGCGTCCGCCGAATCAGCCGCCCGCGTAAGGCGTGGCCTTTGTCTGAGTCCAACCCGGACGACCCCGTCCTTCGTTTGTCCCTCAAGGTGCTGACCAAGGACCTGCGGGAACTTCGCCGGCTGGTCGACGAACAGGCGGAGGACGAAGGGTTGTGGTTCATCGTTTGTTATGCGTCGGAGGGTTACCTGCAACACGAGTTGCGGCGGCTGCACGCCGAGGTCGAGCGCGTCACGCGATGGGTGGACGACCAACCGTTCTGACGATGGCGACCGCCGCGCGGCGGGGCCAGGTAAAGCAACGCACCACAGGAGAATGATAAATGGCTACTGTTCGAATCACTGGCGGCGTTCTTGAGGTCGCCTCAGGCTATGCCGACAATTCATTGCCAGGCAGCCAACCCGGCATTGATAACTCCCTCCCTGGTTCACAGCCTGGGATCGACAACTCACTACCTGTTCCGCCTCCGGGCGTCTTCCCGCCGCCGACAATCGCGCATCCCATCGTGCCGGTTCCGCCGGGCAGCAGCGTCCCACCGGGGACGATCTGGCCGTCGCCTGGCGTGCCCACGCATCCAATCGCCGGACAGCCGGGACAGCCATCCCACCCCATCGCACCGGGCGGCCAGCCGGGATCACCGGATCAGGGATTGCCGCGTCCGCCGGGGACGCCTGACCAAGAGCTACCGGGATCGCAACCCGGACCTGACCAAGAGCTTCCTTCAGGTGGCGGCACGCCGACCCATCCGATTGCCGGCGGTTCTCCGGGCACTTTCTGGGTGGTCTGCGGCATTCCGGGCCTCGGCTGGCGTTACGTGTGCGTGGACCCGTCGCTGACCATCGGTTATCCGGTCAACCCGCAGCCGAAATAAGATGGCATGGCCCCCGGTCGCGGCGCTGATCCTGGCGTTGCTGGCCGGGGGTTGTGGCGTGATTAAAGGTCTCTCTGGTCACGTAACGGTCGGTCCTAAACAGCCGCCCGTCGTCTACGCGACCGGCGGTGGTTCCGCGATGCTGACGGTCATCGCCTGTCCGCGCACCGTCGAGGCGGCGGCGATGGTCCATCAACTGCTTGAATTGTTGATAAACTCCGCCGCCTCGATCGTCACGGCGGACAGCGAGTCGACGGCTCGTTTCGTCCTGAACGGTTGCCCGTTCGCGGAAGCATTCACCGCGCCGAGCGCCAGACGCACACGATGAGAACTGAAACGGCTGGATGATGGCACCGCGCAAGCAAACCGAGACCGACGAGGATATCGTCAAGGAAGCACAGGAGCGGCTTGACCGCGCGCGTGAGTATCAGTCCGTCGCGCATCGGCACTACATCGCCGACCTGAAGTTCGCCAACGGCGACGACGAGAATCAGGCCCAATGGCAGGACAGCGCCAGCAGTGCCCGTCGAGCCAATGGCCGGCCTTCGCTCACCGTCAACAAAACACGAGTCCATGCGTTGCAAATCATCAACGACGCACGGCAAAACCCGGTGCAGGTGCGGATCAATCCGGTTGGTGACGACGCGACATACGAAGCGTCGCTGATCTACGAAGGCATTATCCGTCATATTGAATACATATCGAACGCGCAACAGGCTTACGCCAACGCCACCTATTGTCAGGTAATGGGCGGCATCGGCTACTGGCGCGTGTTGGTGGATTACGCGCACGACAACACCTTCGATCAGGAGGTGTTCATTAAGCGCGTGGCCGATCCGACCTCGGTGTTTCTCGATCCTGACATGCAGCAGGCGGACGGGTCGGATGCGAAGTGGGGCTTTATCGAATACGATATGACGCGGGAGGAATACGAGGCGTCGTATGGCGAAAGCGATGATCCCGACGACGCCAACCTCAACAACCCGGCGTTGAGTTTCAATTCGTCTGGCGAGGGATCGAGCGGCCATCGCACCGACGACAAGCATGTGCAGGTGGTTGAGTATTACCGCGTCGGTGAGAAGAAGGACCGGCTTTTGCAATTGCCCGACAAGTCGATCGTGCGGGCGAGCGCGCTGCCGGACGGCATGCTGGAGGAGATGGAGGTGGCCGGCTTCGAGGTGCTCAAAGAGCGTGATGTCGCCGAGCCGGAAGTCGAGTGGCTGCTGATCGCCGACAACAAGGTGATCGACCGCAAGGACTGGCCGGGGATGTTCGTGCCGATCGTGCGCGTGCCGTGCGAGGAAATCGTCATCGAGGGCAAGCTGGACTGGGTTTCGCACGTTCGCCATCTGCGCGATCCGCAGCGGTTGTATAACTGGTACACGTCGCAGGCGGCCGAGTTCGTGGCGTTGCAGACCAAGGCCCCCTTCGTTGGCACCGCTGAGTCGATCGAGCCGTATTTACAGGACTGGGAGAACGCCAACGTCGAGAACAAGGCGGTGCTGCTCTACAAAGGCACCAGCCTCGAAGGCAACCCCATTCCGCCGCCGCAACGCGTGCAGCCGCCGGTCATGGCTGCGGCCTACATCGAGGGTCTGAAGATATCGCAGGCCGAGATGATGATGGCGACCGGCCAGTATCAGGCGGTGATGGGCCAACCCAGCAATGAAACGTCGGGCGTTGCGATTCAGCAGCGCCAGCGGCAGGGTGAGAACGCGACGTATCACGTGATCGACCGGCTGGCCTCGGCGATCCGCTACACCGGGCGGATCATTCTGGACCTGATTCCCCGAGTCTACGATACTGAGCGCGCGCTGATGATCATGGGCGAGGACGGCACGCAAACGCAGGTGCATGTCGATCCGAACGCGCCCCAGGCGCACCAGACGACGGTGGATCCCAATCAACCACCCGCGCAGCCTGACATGAACGCCGACCAGGATCCGGATACGGCGCGCCAGCAGGCGTTGCGGACGGTGTTCAATCCGAAGATCGGGCGCTATTCGGTGGTGGCTGACGTTGGGCCGTCTTTCGCCACGAAACGGCAGGAGGCGTTCAACGCTTTTTCTCAGGTCATGGCGCACAACCCCGCCGCGTTTCAGACGGTGGGCGACTTTTGGGCGCGCAACGCCGATTTCCCTGGTGCCGACGAATTGGCGACGCGGCTGAAACGAGGCATTCCGCCGCAGTATAAATCGGAAACGCCCGATCCTCAGGTTCAGGCGATCACGCAACAGGCGCAGCAGCAGGGCGAGCACGCGAAACAGCTACTCGGACAGGCTGACGCCGAGATCGCATCGCTAAAGGCCCAACTGGTTCATGCGACCGAGCAGGCGAAGGATAAGAGCGCCGAGATTGCCATAAAAGATTACGAAGCGGAAACAAAACGTCTTGATGTGGTTGGCGGTATTGATCCGCTGGCTTTGCAAGCTGTGGTTCGGCAATTGGTACAGGATATGCTGGCCACCGAGTTGCACCCTGTTCTTCAGCGGCACGCGGAGCAGGAGAGCGAGTTACAGGCCACGATGGCGCCGCCGCTGGTGAATGGCGCGGCGAACGGTCAGGCGCCGCCAGAACCAGCTCCAGGGGGCGGCGCATGACGCTCATTCTGATCATTCTGTTGATCCTGCTACTGGCCGGCGGCGGCTGGGGCTACCAGACCCAGTACTGGGGCGCTGGTAACCCGATCGGCCTGGTGGTGCTGGTGCTGGTCGTCGTGGTGGTGCTCGCGCTGCTCGGCGGCCCGCGACTGGGATATTGGTGATTGACCGTAGAAGACGAGCTTATCGCGTTGTTGAGTGAGCAGGGCCTGATGATCCTGAGCCTGCGCGACCGCATCGCCGAACTCGAAACGAAACTGGACGCGGCGTTTGTGATGAACCAGCGCCTCGAGACCCGCGTTTTCGATCTCTCCGCCGCGAACGCGACCTTGCGCGGCGCGATATCTCGCCACGACGCCACTGAGAGTGATCCATGAGCGAAACAAACACCCCGCCGCCGGTTGAGGAATACATCCCGCGTGACGTGCTCTCGTCGGAGACCAACGAGGACGCCACCAAACCGCTGCAAATTCAGGACGCCCCGCCACCGAACGGCGAGGCGGACGACAAGCCCGAACCGACCGAGGCCGAGCGGGAGGATGAGCGGCGCCGCACCGAGAAGCGCCGCGAGGCCCAGCGTATCGGCTATCTCACCAAACAGCGCTACGCCGAAAAGGCCCGCGCCGACGCTTTGGAACAACGCCTGCGCGCCATCGAGCAGCAGCAGAATCCAGGCGCCACCGAGCAACCGCCGAGTCCTGAGCAGCTGGAACAGTGGGTCGATCAGCGCGCGACGCAGAAACTCGCCGCCGAGCAGCACCAAACTCGCGTCAACGAGTGGGACGCCGCGGGCATCGAGACGTTCGGCCAGGAGAAATTCCGCGACGCCTGCAAGACGGTCGCCGAGATGGCCTCGGAGCAGCAGCGCCGTGTGCTGCTCGAGGTGGCGATGGACACCGAGGGCGGGGCACGGGCCGTGATGGCGATGGCCGAGGACGCGGAGGCCGCCGAGCGTATTCTCGCATTGCCGCCGCATCGCATGGCGCTGGCGATCGCGAAGTTGGCGGCTGACAAGACCCCGGCGGCCAAGGCCGTGAGCAACGCACCACCGCCTGTCCGGCCTCCCACGGCCGGCAGAGCGCGCGGCGAGCCGGACCCGGAGCATGGCGATATGGATGCATTCATGCGTTGGTCCGCGAAACAGCCGTGGCGGCGATGAAGCGTCCCGCTAAACGCCCTGACCGCTTCGAGGCATGGCAGCGACGGATTGATGCCGAGCAGACCTTCATCGACAAGGTAGAGCGGACATTACGGAGGCGTCAAAAGCGGCTCGATGCGCGTCAGGCAAGGCTATACAAAGCGCGCGGCGTTAGGCCGGCGACCGGGAAGCCGGACTTCTTCTTGGTTACCGCGATTACCCGTCGCGCTCTTGAGTTGTTCGGGGGGAACACCTTCCCGCGAATAATAGACCCGCAGTGGGGAGATGAGTTCGACGGACCTATCGGCGACACCGCCCCCAACGGCTAACGTGCCTCGACGTGCCGACCGACCTGGAGCGGCTACTTCATGTGTCCGCCGCGAGCGGATTGACCGTGCCGTGCGTAACCGACTGAGAGCGTGATCTCTCTGCGGCGGTGGGCTTCGGCTCACCGCCCTCCGGTGGTTCAACCGGAGAACCGACAGGAAGCGGCTCACTTCCCGCGCGCCGAAGATCCTCCGGGTGACGGCCTGCCTCGAAATGAAAGGACGAGGAATGAGCCACTCCAATGGCCAACAGTATCATTACGCCGACTCTGGTGGTGCGACGCGCCATCCAGTTGTTCCGAAACAGCAACGCCTTCCTGCAAATGGTCGATCGGCAATGGCAGGATGAGTTCGGCAACCCAAGCGTGGCCGGACAAAAACCCGGCAGCACCATTCAGCTTCGCCTGCCGAACGATTACGTGCTGCGCTCCGGGCCGACAGCGGTTCCGCAGAGCACCACCGAAACAACAACCCCGTTCACCGTCGCGACGCAGGTCGGCGTCGATGTCGCGTTCTCGATGGTCGAGCGCACGATGTCGATGCAGGATTACGACCAGCGCGTGCTTCAGCCGGCGATCAACACGCTGGTCGGCGGCATCGCGGCGGACATCATGCGCGGCGCTGAGGCGATCCCCAACATGGTGCATAACGTCGATGGCTCCAACAACACCATTAGCCCGACGTTGAATACATGGGCCACGGCCGGCGCGCTACTCGACAAAATCAGCACGCCACGCGGCCAGCGCCGCGCCATCCTCGACCCGATCACGATGGCGCGCACCGTCGGATCGTTCTCCGGCCTGTTCAATCAGCAATCGAAGATTGGCGACCAGTACGAAACGGCGATGATCAAGAAAGACGTGCTGGGCATGGACTGGGCGCAGGATCCGACCGTGCTGAGCCATACGACGGGCGTCTATGCCTCGATGCCCACGGTCGCCGGTGGCGGCCAGTCCGGCTCTACCCTCACGACCTCCGCGATGCCAGCGTCCAGTGCGCTGAAAAAGGGCGATATCATCACCATCGCCGGTGTTTTTGGCGTCAACCGGGTGACCAAGGTCAGCACCGGGCAACTGATGCAGTTCGCGGTCACGGCGGATGTGGCGACCGGCGCTACCTCGATTCCCATCTATCCGGCGATGGTGCCGCCGCTCGCCGGTCCAGCCCCGGCGCCGAACCAGACCGTCAGCAACTCGCCCACCGGCGGTGTGGCGATCGTCGTCCTGACCAACACCGGCGAGACCTACCGGAACAACTTCATTTTCCATCCGTTGGCCGTCACGCTGGCGATCGTGCCCATGGAAATGCCGACGCGCGGTGTCGTCGAGGCGTATCGTGAGAGTTACGACGGAGTATCGATTCGGCTGATTACTTTCTACGACGGAATAAATGATCAACAAATTACGCGCCTAGATGTATTATACGGCGCGAAGTGGGTGCGTCCTGAGTGGGCCGTCCGTATACCTGATGTCTTATAGTATAATTCTAGTATGAGCGCAATAATCCCCTTGCGTATTATGTATGGATACACCACACTCCCCGTGAACTTTGAGGGGAGTGTGGTGACCATGAGCGTTAGGCAACCCATCGATATGGTGGGAAAGAAGGTGGGGAAATGGACGGTGCTTCGGCATTCGCATAGCGCTCGCGTGAGACAAAAAAGTCGCACGTATTGGTGGTGCCGATGCGATTGCGGCACTGAAAAACCCGTTCTGGCTTATGGGCTTCGGAATGGGACATCGAAGAGTTGTGGATGTCGTGTTCCGGGCATCGTGGCTAAGGCGGCGACAACCCATGGTCTCAGTAAACATCCAGGATACCGCACCTATCGGGCGATGCGTAAGCGATGTGAGTGGCCAGCCGATGAGAGTTGGGAACTCTACGGCGGGCGCGGCATCAAGGTTTGCGATCAATGGGACACATTCGAGGGCTTCTGGGCCGACATGGGGCCGTCGTGGCGTCGCGGCACGTGGATTGAGCGCATCGATGTGAATGGGAACTATGAGCCGTCTAACTGCTGCTGGGCAACGCCGATGGAACAGGGGGCCAATCGTCGCAGCAACGTGATCCTCCAGACACCGGATGGACCGATGACGTTGATGCAGGCGTCGCGGAAATATGGCATCGGCTATCAGACGATAAGCTCGCGTATTCGTTATGGCTGGAAGATGGAAGAACTGTTTCTTCCGGTCACGAAGGATAATTCCAGACGCGAGGAGAATGTCATCATCCCAACGCCCGAGGGGCCGATGATCGTGGCCCGCGCGGCGCGAAAATTCGGACTGCTACCGAGCACCGTATTCGCGCGTATCAAGGCAGGATGGCCTGAAACGGACCTGCTTCAGCCAGTGGTCAGAGATAATTCGCGGAGACAAAACGCCGTCATCATCAACACCCCTGATGGTCC